TTCTTTCGATAAATTTAATCATAGTTTCCTCCTTAGAAAACAATAACACCTTGGTAGGTGTCTATACCAAGTATAACATAATTTTGAGCCAAAAGTCAAATCTGGGTGTATAATTATTTTATTATGAGCACATATGATTTTTCAGCCACGGGAATTAAATATCCCCTTGAAACATCTCCAGTAAATGTACATAGAGACCTAAAGAAACTAGCTGAATCCCTTGACGCAATCCTTCCAGCATACGGTGTATCATATTTTCAGATTGATGTTCATAACAATAGTGGTGGCCCAATTGGTGCTGGAGTTCCAGTTTATGCAACAAATGGAAAAGTAAATGAAAAGGTAACTATAGCAAAAGCACTTCCATCAACAACTGCTCCAATACTTGGTTTATTAAAAAACAATAAAAATAATGGAGAAGATGGAATTGTTGTAGTCGCTGGAGTAATGGAGGGATTAAACACTTCTGGATTTGCTGCAGGACAAACACTTTATGTAGGAATATCTGGGGGACTAACAAATGTAAGGCCAGAAGGTGGATCAGCAGCAGTTGGAATTTGTGCAGTTGCAGACAATGTTAATGGGATAGTTATAGTAGAGGCAAAAGGAAACGGTACCTGGGGAGCACTCAGAGACGGTTTGTCGTGATATAATAAACAAATGGCAACTTTAAGAGGATCTCAATCACTATACGATATTGGAAATAAACCACCAACAGTTATTTGGACTGTCGTGCGTGGAGATACTTCTGGCTTTAAGGTTTATGTAACAGATGATGCAAAGGTCCCGTTAATTTTAAAAGGTCCTGGATCTGAATGGGACATTGCAATGAAAATTAAAAGACCAAATTCAACACCTGGAATAATTACAGACGATGCTGTAACAATTATGGCATTACATCCAGTTGCAGATGAAGATGATTTGGTTGGAGAGTTTACAGTTTGGCTTACAGCAGAAGAATCTAATGTCTTGCAGACAGGAGACATCTTTGATATTCAGGTATCAGATCCAACAAGAGTCTGGACAGTTGCTCAGGGCAGCATGAAGATTCTTGAAGATGTAACAGATTAATGGCCACAGCATTAATACTTGATGAATTAAAAAACAAAACAGAACGAATTTTTCCAATAGACTATGCAATAGTCCAGGTAGAAGACTTTACAAGAAAAACAGTTATAAGTGAGGTTTTGCCCTTTAGAGTTAAGTTTACAGCAATTCAAATTCAGGCTATTGGTTTAGGAAACACTCCAGCAATTCCTCTACAGGTTATTGGGTATAGCAACTACATTCTCTAATAGTCTTATTAAAAGGGATGATATAATCACTACATGGCTAAAATATCAATTCCAGATGTAAAGGCTCTATTCCAAACTGGAGATAGACCTACTCAAGAAAATTATGAAGACTTAATTGATACCGCAGCATCCCAGGCAACAGATTTGGGGTCAAAGGGTAACAATGAAAATACAGTCAATGGTATTGAGAACGTAACTGTTATTGATAACTTTGATGCCACAGTCTGGCGCATGGTCAAGTATATTATTTCAATATCAAAGACCTCTGCAGGGGACAACAAGTTCTATGCAACTGAATTAACAATTCTTGTTGACGGTACAAATGTATCAGTCAGCGAGTACGGCACTATCGACAATGATGGGAATATTGGCACCATTGATGTCTCTCGCACTGGAAATACCGTGGCTATTACAGTCACTCCAGATCCTGCGATCAAGCCAGTCACAGTTCGTTACGCACGAATTGGACTTAAGGCATAATAAAAGGAGATATAAAAAATGGCAACAGTAAATAAAGATTTTAAAATTAAGCAAGGGTTAGTCGTTGAAGGCCTACAAGGTACAATCAACGGTGAAGTAATCCTTACAGAAAACGCAGGAGATCAATACATCCTTGACCTCATTGGCGGAGAAACACTTGTAAAGTCTGTAGAGGCAACTCAACTAGAAGTTAGCGTAGCAGGAAAGTTATCCGTAAAGGCTAACGTATTTGACGCTTACGGTGCAGCAGCAGATGCAGAGGCAGCAGCAGCCCTTGATGCAACATCAAAAGCAAACGCAGCAGAAGCAGATGCAATCTCTGCAGCAGCAACAGATGCTACAAATAAGGCTAATGCAGTAGCATCAGATCTTACAGATCACGAAAATGCTACAGTAGCACACGGTGCAACTGGTGCGGTAGTTGGAACAACTAACACACAAACATTAACAAATAAGACTATTGGAGATACACTTAACTTCACTGGCGCAGGTGCAATGACAATCAATTCTGATTCTCATATCGTTCTTACTCCTGCAGCAGGTTCTTCAGTTAAGTGGGGCGCTGATGTTCTTGCAACTCAGGCTTATGCTGACACAGCAGAGCAAGATGCAAAGAACTATGCAGACAGTCTTGCTGGCAACTACGATGTAGCAGGTGCTGCAGCAGCAGCACAAGCAGCAGCAGAAGGATTTGCAACTCAAGCAGTAGCAGACCTTGTTAACGGTGCTCCAGCACTTCTTGACACATTAGACGAATTGGCATTAGCACTTCAGGATAATCCAGATGTTATTGCTAACATTCAAAGTGTTGCAGCAGGAAAGCAAGATACACTGACTGCAGGATCAAACATTGACATTACAGGAGCAACAATTTCTGTAACTGGTCTTGATTCAGCAGATATTTCAGACTTTAATACTGCAGCACTATCTGCAACATCTGCAGCATACGATACAGCAGGTGCAGCAGCACAGGCTCTTTCAGATGCAGAAGATTATGCAAATGCACTTACAACAGCAGACATTGCTGAAGATGCAGTCAATGGTGGTCTTTACTTCACAAATCAGCGAGCAATTGACGCTGTTGGTGGAACAATTGGAGATCAGATTGACCTCCTTGATACAGATGACATCGAAGAGGGCACTACAAATCAGTACTTCTTAGATTCTCGTGCAAAGGCTTCAGCAGCAGATCTTATCCTTGGTGCATCATTAACAAACATCGCAATTACAGGAAACAGCACAACAGGTCTTATCATCACAGCAGAAAACGGTGTAGCAGACTCTACTACATCTGATCTTGCAGAAGGTACAAATAAGTACTTTACAGATGCTCGTGCAGTTGATGCTCTTGAAGCAGTTGTTCCAAACTTCACAGCAGTTGAGTTAAACTCAGTTGCTAAGCAGGTTGCAGCAACACTTTCAGCACCTACAGCAGGAATCCAGGTAGCCCACGCTTTTGCTAAGGCTGACTACCGTTCTGCAGAGTACCTTGTAAAGGTTGCCTACGGAACACACACTGAAATCTCAAAGGTTCTTTTGACACTTGATTCTTCAGATAACATTGCAATTACTGAATACGGAATTGTTGGAACAAATGGCTCAGCGTCATCAGTTTCTGCAGGTATCTCAGGATCAAATGTACAACTTCAGGTAACAACCGTTAACAATAACTCAACAGTTACTGTTATGGGAACACTTCTTAAGTAATAAAAAATAAAAATAGTTGGAAGAAGGAGTAGTAAATGGCAATAGTCGACAAAGACTTTAAGGTCAAGAATGGGTTAGTCGTATCAAACGGCGGTACATTCGGAGATGCAGTAACAGTAGGAGCCCCAACTCTTAATGCCCATGCAGCAACCAAGGAGTATGTCGATAGTCGTTCAATGGCCGTTGGCTCTACTGCTCCTTCTTCACCAACTAATGGAACACAGTGGTTAGACACTGCAACAAATAGAGTTAATTTCTATTATGAAGGTTCTTGGTATACCCAGGCAACTATTGATGATACAAATAATTTACCACAGCACATTCACGATACCGCAATTGATGGAACTGGTTTCATAGTATCTCAGTTCTATGAAGGTGGATCATTCAACAGCCCATTGGGTGTAGGTTTGGATTCTGGTGGACCAGGTACAACAACTTGGACAGTAGTATTCGATGGCGGTAGTGTAGTAGATAACTTCAATTAAAACAGGGGTTATAATAAGATAAGTTAATGGGCAGCCCCCATAAGGAGAAATAAAAATATGGCAACAAGAATGCAACAGCGCAGAGGAACTGCAGCACAATGGACGGCTGCAAACCCAATTCTAGCAGCAGGTGAAATCGGTTTTGAAACCGACACAAATAAATTTAAGATTGGTAACGGAGCAACTGCTTGGACAGCATTGGATTACTTTGCTAACTCTTCAGCACTAACAGCGCTTCTTACAGGAGCACCTGGAACATTAGATACTCTTAATGAACTAGCAGCAGCAATCAACGATGATCCAAACTTCTTCTCAAGCGTTGCAGATCAGATCGCAGATGCAATTGCAGGTGCCGAAGATAATTATCCAGCCCTTGCTGGAGCAGGAATAGAATGGAATGCAGGAACTAACGCATTCGATATAGACTCAACAGTTGCCACAACTAGTTATGCAGACAATGCTGTAACTGTCCACAACCAGGATTCTACTGGTGTTCATGGAATTACTGACACAGCAGCACTTGTAACACTATCAGGAACACAGCAACTAGCAAATAAGACATTGCTGAGCCCACTTATTAGTACTCCTACTGGCTTGACAAAAGCAGATGTTGGTCTTGAAAACGTAGACAACGTTTCAGATTCACTAAAGCCAGTTTCAACTGCTACCCAAACAGCACTTGACCTTAAGGCACCAGTTAACAACCCAACCTTCACAGGAACAGTAGCAGGCATTACAAAGGGTATGGTAGGACTTGGACAGGTAGACAATATTTCAGATGAAAACAAGCCAATTTCAACCCTTACTCAGGCAGCCCTTGATGCAAAGGCTCCACTAGCAAACCCTCAGTTTACAGGTGTTGTTTACGGTGTTACAAAAGCAATGGTTGGGTTAGATCTAGCAAACAATACAGCAGATCTAGACAAGCCAGTTTCAAATGCTACACAAGTGGCACTAGATAACAAACTTGCACTATCTGGAGGAACTCTTGTTGGATATTTGACAACACACGCAAACCCTTCAGACTCACTTCACGTAGCAAATAAGCGCTATGTCGATGCAATTGCAACAGGGCTACATATTCACGCAGCAGTAGTTGCAGCAACTAGTGCAAATATTAATCTCTCAACAGCAGTTGCAAATGGAAGCACTCTTGATGGTGTAACTTTGGCAACTGGAGATAGAATCCTTATAAAGAATCAGACAACTGCTTCTGAAAATGGTATCTATATTGTTGCAGCAACTGGAGCACCAACTAGAGCATCAGACTTCGACACACATGAAGAAATTCATGGTGGAGACTTCGTGTTCGTAAAGGGTGGAACCGTTTATGACAATACTGGATGGGTACAGACAGCAACAGTTAATACTGTTGGAACAGACCCTATAGAATTCACTCAGTTCTCAGGTGCAGGAACATTCCTTGCAGGTAATGGACTTACACTGACTGGATCAACATTCTCTGCTGATCTTGGAGTACTTGCTCCAAAAAATAGCCCAACATTCACAGGAACAGTTTCTGGAGTTACAAAGGCTATGGTCGGATTGCAAAACGTTGATAATACATCCGATGAAGGAAAGCCAGTTTCAACTGCTACACAAACAGCGCTTGACCCAAAGGCTAACCTAAATGCTCCAACATTTACTGGAACAGTTTCTGGTATTACTAAGTCAATGGTTGGTCTTGGAAATGTTGATAACACAACAGATGCAGGAAAGCCAGTTTCTACTGCAACTCAGACAGCACTTGACCTAAAGGCTCCAATTGCAGATCCAACATTTACTGGAACAGTAACAGTTGGTGCACCTGGAGTAGCATTTTCAGACGGTACACAGACAAAGGAAGGTGTTCCATCTAGAACAACAATTATCCAGAGAACAGACTCCTATACACTGGCTGCACTGACAGAAAGAGATTCTTTAATAGAGATCAACAAGTCATCAGCAGCAACTTTGACAATTCCAACCAATGCAACAGTTGCATGGCCAATTGGAACATCAATTGATATCCTTCAAACTGGAACAGGACAGGTAACAATTGCTGGAGCAGCAGGAGTAACTGTCAATGCAACACCAGGATTAAAACTACGCACTCAGTGGTCATCTGCCTCTCTTCTTAAGCGAGGAACTGATTCATGGGTAGTTGTAGGCGACCTAACAGCATAAAAAAATAAATAAGAAAATTGGAGAAATATAAATGGCAAAGAAAGAAATAGGTACGAAGTCTCAACAGCAGAACGACTTCTTAGAACCAAAAGCACCAACTAACGTAGTAGCAACAGATGTTGGAACAGGTAGAGCGTTCTCAAGCGCAGCAGCAACTGTTTCATTTTCTTTGCCAGCAGATTCTCCAGCAGCAACATCATATACAGTAACTTCTTCACCAGGAGGGCTTACTGGTACTGGTGCAGGATCACCTATAACAGTTGCAGCATTAACCCCTGCTACATCTTACACATTTACAGTAACAGCAACTAATGCATCAGGAACATCTCTTGCATCATCAGCATCATCTGCAATTACAGTAACAACTGTTCCAAATGCTGTATCTGTTATTTCAGCAACAACTGCTGTTAACCAAGATACAGTTAGTTGGACTGCACCATCAACAGGTGGAAAAGCAATTATTGATTATGCTTGGTCATCATCTGATGGAAAATCTGGAACAACAGCATCAACATCTGTTAATGTCGCACAAGAAGGAAACACCGCTCAGACATATACTGTTACAGCAAGAAATGCAAATGGATCTTCTCTTGTATCTGCACCATCAAACAGTGTTACAACTACACCACCATTCTTCCCACCATCGTTCCCATTTTTCCCACCAGCATTTTGTCCATTCTTCCCATCATTCTGTCCATTCTTCCCGAACTTCTGTCCATCATTCTGTCCATTCTTCCCGAACTTCTGTCCATCATTCTGTCCATTCTTCCCGAACTTCTGTCCAGCATTTTGTCCAGCATTTTGTCCAGCATTCTGTCCAGCATTCTGTCCAGCATTCTGTCCATCATTCGCTCCATTCTTCCCATCATTCACAATACCAGGAGCAGTATAATAAAATAAAAAATATGGTATGCCACACTTATAACTAGGTGTGGTATACTTTATTTTATGGAAAAAAGATATGAATGGTATGACGCCCCAAGACTAGAAAAAACACAAACTAGACTTGAAAAGCGTACAATTGTAAATAATATTGAAGTTTTAAATTTAGAGTATGGCATTAATGTATACAGAAATGCTATACCTAAAGATCAGTGCTTAAGCATAATAGACAGACTTGAAAGTGCTTCAGAAAAGAACTCTCCCAACCTTTCTTGGAGAGGGGCACAGATCAATGACAAAGAAGATTCTGACCATGTTAGAAATTGCTTAGATATTAAATATAAAAGAGAACATCTTGGAAAATTCTTGCCATTTGATCAAGACATGTTCGATATACACAAAGAGGTAGAAGATTGTTTAGATAACTGCTTAAGAGATTACGAATCCTTGTGGCACTTCCAGATGGCGTACAAAGAAGCATTTAACTTTGTAAAGTATTTACCTGGAAAATATTTTAAACTTCATGGAGATCATGGCCCATATTACACATGCACAGTATCTGCTGTTGTTTATTTAAATGATGATTATACTGGAGGAGAGATCGAGTTTCCAAGACAAGGCATTAAGATAAAGCCAGAAGCAGGAGACATCATTGTTTTCCCATCAAACTTTGTTTATGAGCATGCCTCTTGTGAAATTTTTGAGGGAACAAAGTACTCAGTAGTAATAATGACAGACTATAACGACTTACACCATAAGTAAAAATAGTGATAGAATGTATATAGAGAGAAGGTAAAAAATGGATAAAGCAGTTAACACAAGTTCTGATGAAACAAAGGACTATGAAACACCAACATGGTCTTCATTTGAGAATTTAGGAAGCGGAATTTTTGTTTATAGAGATGTTCTTCCAAAAGAACTAGAAATAATCAAAAGGCTTGAAGACAACCTTAGTGAAGATCATCCTAGGTATAAATGGATGGAAGCCTTTGTTGGATACTTTCAGAGCATGCCAGAATATAGAGATTGTCAAGACTTCAAGTTTAAGAAATCAGATATTGCATTAGACACAAGCGAGCAATCATTAAACCTTCAGGCATTATGGCAAGACTGCTATGATAGACAAAAGCCAGCAGTAAACCATTACCAAAAAATGTTTAATCTTGGAGAACTAAGATATTGGGAAGCAATGAACTTTGTTAAATATAATAGAGGTCAGCATTTCCAGTATCACCATGACCATGGATTTTCTTATAACTGTACAGTATCTTTAGTTGCTTATCCAAATGATGACTACGAGGGTGGAGAATTATCTTTCCAGCACCAAGGGTTAACTATAAGTCCAAAGGCTGGAGATCTATATATTTTCCCATCAACATACATGTATAGTCACAGAGCAATGCCAGTCCATTCTGGAACAAAGTATTCTGTTGTTACAATGTTAGACTATAGTGCAAAGTTTCATACACCAGAAATGTATAGAGAAACTGGCGACTAGTTTGAAGATTGACGTTTATAGAAAAAGAGATTTTGATTCAGACTTCTATCCTTTGCCACCAAAAAGAGACTGGATGGATGATACATTTGATAAGCATGCATACAGATGTTTTCCAGTAAATATTGCAAACACATTAGGATGGACGTTCTCTTTTCCAAAAGACATATCTTTTATCTGGGACGGAATCTCAACTTCAGAAGATGGACATGTTAAGGTCCTTTCTGGAGAGGAGTATGTTTTTACTAACAGAGCAAATGCAACAATAAGTTTTAATAGTGGTTTAACTTTTATGACAGAGGAAAATGTTAGTTTGTTGATGATGCCTGTTCCAAATCAATTTATTGATGGTGTGCATGGCTTTACAACAATGATAAGCACTTCTGTTTTAACAACCCCAATTCCTTATGCTTGGAAAATAACAAAGGCAAATGAAGTAATAACTATTCCAGCAAATACTCCTATTGTTTCAATAATTCCAATAAATTTAACAGATATTCAGAACACTGAAGTTAATCTTTATATAGAAAATTTTCCATATGAGCATTTTAAAAAGATCTCTGATTATGCAAATGCTTCTCATGAAATATCTAAAAAACAGTCCTGGACAAATTTCTACAGAGATGCGGTAGACCATGAAGGAAACCAACAGGGTAATCATGAACTAAAGAGTTTAAGATTAAGGGTAATAGATCATAGAGATGGCAATTAGTGAATACAGAAAATATAAAGTTTATAGCAAATAAGATATGGCTATCAAATGAAAGTAACTCTGCTCCAAAACCAATAATAAGAACAATTCCAGACTGGTTTAGAAAAGCAGATAGATTTGCTAAAAGACCAGATGGAGAATTTTGGATAGGTCCAGACAAAGGTAAAGTTCCCACTTGGAAAGCATGTCCTGCAATTTTTGATATTATGAGTACTGGATATTCACTAAACCTACCATGTGATATTGAGTTTTATATGACTGAGTCTGGACTTAAGCACAAAGTTTTAAGTAACAAATATCAAGACTTTATACAGGTAAGAGATGAGATGCCACAGTTTGAGCATCCGCGTGGATACTACAAAAATCATTTTGCATTAACTCCAGACTGGCAAATAAAAACTCCTCCAGGATACAGTGTTTTGTACACTCAACCATTTAATAGATTTGAGTTGCCCTTTTTGCTAACTACAGGAATTGTGGACAATGATAAAGTCCACATGCCTGGATCTTTTCCATTTTTTATTGTTGAGGGATTTGAGGGTGTTATCCCAGCAGGAACTCCATATGCACAACTAATTCCATTTAAAAGAGAAAACTGGACATCTGAAATTATTGAGCAAGACGACGGATCAGAGTTAATGAGACAGGCAATGGATAATGCAAATATTTACAGAAAGCCAGATGGCGGAATATATAAAAACGAAGTTTGGGAGCAAAGAAAATATGAATAGAAAAAATGGTATAATTTAACTATGAATAACTCTGAATACTCAAACAGCCAAGTTTCTAATAGGTTTTCAATAACTCCTTCTGGGTATTTTGGAAAAGATAAAATAAATATACAATCTAGAGAAAACTTTATTAGTTTAGAAGATCTAACTTTTTTGTCAGATGCTGCAAAAAATATAAGCATTTGGGATGTAACAGAAAGTCACTATGATGACGATGGTGTTATGATCTATGATTCATCCTATTGGGAAAACAGGGTTGCAACATCAAGGACTTTAAACCTTAATGATGAAAAAATTAATCCAGTTATTGAAAAACTTCAAGAAAGCCTTAAAAACGAAGTAGACTTATTCTTTAATGTTGATGCATGGCCAACAAGTCCAGCAATAGTTAGATGGCTTCCTGGACAGTTTCAACAACCGCATGCAGACAAAGAGTTGCATGAAGGAGAAAATGCAGGAAAGCCAAATGACTTCCCATATTATGATATAGCAGGACTGTTTTATTTAAACGATGACTACGAAGGCGGAGAGTTGTATTTCCCAAACCAAGGAATACAGTTTAAGCCTAAAGCAGGATCAGCATATTTTTTTCCAGGAGATTTAAACTATATACACGGAGTAACTCAGATCACAGAAGGAACAAGATATGTTGTTCCATTTTTCTTTACTATTTTGTCTCATAAGGAGGGCCAATAATGCCAGAAGACACAGTTTTAAATTTTAATAAAATAGATAATAGAATTTTTGTTTACAAAAATCCATTTAATGATTTAGAAAAAATAGTCTCATCGCTTGCTGATAGAAAGTGGGATCAGTGGTATACTTTTGGAGATATTCATCATATACCTCTTCCTGGTAGTGTTGAGTCAGACCTTTTCCCAGACATTGCTGAGTGGGAGTCTTACACTAACAAGATTAAAGATAAAGACAAAGATTTAGATATAGTCAATGTTTTTTATAATACCACCAAGCACTACATTGAAGAGACAGGCCTTACTTCAAATAACTGGATGCTTGGGAAGATAGATATAGCAAAGTATCCTGATGCAAAGAGCATATCTGATCCAAATGCAAAACCATTTTTTAATGAAATCGGGAAAAACTATACAATGTCCTTCCATACCGACTATCCACAAGAAAGCACAAACTCTCCAGGAGCAAAACAAATAGTTACCTGCAACATGTACCTAAATGATAATTATGATGGAGGAGAGATAGAGTTTAAGGTCTTTTCAGAAGACGGATCTTATGAGAGAATAACCTACAAGCCAGAGGCAGGAGATGTTGTCATATTCCCATCTACTCCCCCATATTGGCATGGAGTAAGAGAAACAACAAATGGCGATAAATATTTTGTTAGATCATTTTGGTATGTAATTGACGGGCCATCAGAAGAGTGGCTTGAAAATGAAAAGAAATATGGTAAAGAAGTCTGGCACGAGATGGAAGAAACAAGAAAGCAAGAAGAAAGAATTTCTGGGTTGTACATAAGAAATGGTTAACAAATCAAACTTTAATTACTTAAAAGATGAAAAAAATAACAAAGGTGTTTTGGGAATAACCCATAACCGTATTGTAGAAATTCCTAATTTTATTGATCAAAAAACAGCAGATAATATGATTGCCTATGTTGAGTCAAAGGGAGAGAACTGGGGAGACATAGCATTCTATGGTTCACTAGGAATGGGTCTGGCTTCAAATGACCCAGGACTTGCTGAACATGGATTAAGCCTTACATTTTTTGATGACCTTAGAGATAAATTTAAAGAGTGTGTCGAGTTAGTTTTTGAAAGAAAGGTAAGACCAAACACATCTCATGCCCAAAAGTGGGATGTCGGAGGATATGCTTCACCACATTCTGACAACTCTGATTTTGATGGAAATCCTAATGCTTTTGAAATAAACAAGTATGTTGGAATTTTATATTTAAATGATAACTATGAAGGCGGTGAGTTATTTTTCGTTGAGCCATCAGACAAGGAATCAGTGGGATCTGACATGTCTGGAAAGCCAGTACCAGTTTGGAAAGATCCATATCTTTCTTTTAAGCCAAATGCTTATTCTTATTATGTGTTTCCAGGAGGAGTAGAAAATATTCATGGAGTAACCGAAATACTTGCTGGCACAAGGTATACGATGGTTTCTTTTTGGGACTACGAGGAAATAGAATATAGCCAAGAAACCATTGATAAATGGAACGAAGAAGAAAAAGAAATTAGAAGATTGCAGTCTATTCAAAAAGAAGAATGGACAAAAGGAAATAAATACGCATAAAATGCAAGAGTAAAGCATAACCAAAGGTATAGAGTTTTGCTTTTTATAAAACTCTGCTATACTTAACACTATTCCGTTTTAGAAAGGACGAAACACATGTCAGATTTTTTTAGTTTTAAACTTCCAGAGGACTTCGTAGAAAAGTACAAAAATGTAGAAAGCCCATTTGGATTCAAAGATGCAGCAGAAAATTCACTTGGAGAGATTACTTTTATTCGTACATATTCTCGCATGAAGGAAGATGGAACTAAAGAAAGATGGCACGAAGTTTGTCGTCGTGTAATCGAGGGTATGTATTCAGTTCAGAAGAATCATGCTAAAGAAAACCGTTTGCCATGGAATGACTATAAGGCACAGAAGTCTGCACAAGAAGCATTCCAAAGAATGTTTGAATTAAAGTGGACACCACCAGGTCGTGGCATGTGGGCATTTGGAACTCCTATGACTATGGAGAAGAAGAACTCAGCAGCACTACAGAACTGTGCAATGGTTTCAACAAAGGACCTTGATAAGAATGATCCAGGAGCATTATTTGCTTGGGTTATGGATGCATTGATGCTTGGCATTGGTGTAGGATTTGATACAGTGGGACAGGATAAGAATTTCTCAATCTATACCCCAACAGAGCCAGAACAGGTGTTCGAAATTCCAGACACTCGTGAAGGCTGGGTAGAATCAGTACGCCTTCTCATCAACTCTTACTTAAGAGCAAACCAGAGTATTCAGAAGTTTAACTATGATTTGATCAGACCTCTTGGAGCCCCTATTAAGGGCTTTGGAGGCGTTGCATCAGGGCCTGCACCTCTTATCAAGTTGCACGACCAGATAGACCGTGTAATCGGCTCCAGAGGCGGAGAAACACTAGATTCTCGTGCTATCGTAGACCTCGTAAACCTCATTGGTACCTGCGTGGTATCAGGTAACGTTCGTCGCTCAGCAACACTTGCTTTGGGTAATGCAGGGGATGAAACATTTATGAACCTAAAGAACTCAGAGATGTTCCCAGAGCGCAACTCGTTTGATCCAGAGAATCCAGGTTGGGCTTGGATGTCTAATAATTCTATTTCAGCAGAAGTAGGAACAAAGTACGAAGACTATGTAGATTTAATTACAGAAAACGGAGAACCAGGTTTTATCTGGCTTGATGTTGCTCGTAATTATGGACGACTAAAGGATGCGCCAGACGGTAAGGATTATCG